CTATCTATATGCGCTCTAGCATCAATAGTAGGACCAACTATTTTGGGGGGTGTTTTTGCCGTCACAATGCTACCACGAAGTATTTGATCGGCTCTAAGCCTCTCTGCATGTGAAAGACCCAAGGCCAATTTACTTCCCAACTCGATAGCAATTTCAATTTCATTATTGAGAGCAGCCGCTAAATTAGCCTTCATTTCACGAAATTCTTTAGGTGTTCCACCACCAGCCCTAAGCCATCTTGGTGTTTTAGACAGAATATGTTGCCCAAGCCGATCGACTGCTTTTTCCCATTTGGGGCTTAGTCCAGCAACTTTATAAAGACTTGTGCTATGCGATATATCCCTTAATACATTTCTTGCTATCGTATAGGGAACTTTGGGATACATTATTGCAGCCAACTCTATTGCTTCCCCTATTTGTGCCGCAGTTTCAGGAGATGCACCAAGTTTCTCACTTACATCTCTCGCTCCTGGTCCGATTCCTGTTGCACGAACTAACCCCATAGCGGGCGAAAATGCTGCCCGTATAGCACCAAAGCCAGCTTGTACTTTTGGTCGGGGGTCAAAAAATCTCTGTAAAAAAGATTCCTTTCCAGTATAGGCTCCTTCTATTTCCTTTAATCCCTCTTTCCATTCATGTTTAGTTGTTTCCCAAAAACTAGTAGTAGCAAAGGGTTCGTAAGCCTCGTCCTCTGGCGGGGGTAAAAGCTCAACAATTGGGGTTTCGAAAGAAGATGGGTCTATCTTTTGGTCATATTCCCATGATCCTTCCACCCCTCGTTCCCTGGAAAAACCTTCCTTAGATTCTTCAAGGGGTAGTTTGTCAACAAAAATTTTAATCATGGACTAAACATGAATGGAAAAGGATTCCACCAAGGCTTTTCCTTTTTTTTCTTTTTTTTCTTTACTTCCAAGAAAGGCTTCATAATTTCATTTATTAACTTATTTTGCATGTCATAGTCATGGACTCCTAATTGTTTAAGGCGGGGTATGATCACTTCTTTGAACGAATCTACACCATCATAGTTTCCTGTAGTTTTTTTAAAGACTTCTACCATACTTTTGACTATAGCCTTGTGGTTCTCTGTACTCGAAATTATCCGTTGTAGTTCTGGTGGTACTGGCCACTTGCTAAGGTTCAAAACGATCCTCCTGACTACTTCTTGAACCGTATCGGGATCCAATGCAACAGGCATGTTCTCAAACAGATCTTCCTGATTACTTTGCTTTGCCAAAAATCGTGCTTGATTTTGGATTCTTATATTCAAGATTGCTGATGCTACCGTCATATCTCCACCGGCGAGCTTGTCAAGGTCCAGATATCTACCTACTGCGTCTTTATACTGCCTTTCCACGTTCTTCGTTGCCGTACTCCGGTAGCGTTGTCTCAGGGTACTCTTTTGTGGCAGAGTAAGAGGTTTATCCGGTTTGGACCTATTACGTTGTTGTACCCTTACCATTGTAGCAAAATCACCCTCTCTGAGAGCTTTATCGTACACATGCTGGTCTAACTCTGATGCTTTTGCATACCATGAAGGCTTGGATTGAAATAGCTCTGGTTGGTATGCAAGTTTACCTTTTAAATACTCACCCATCTTAGGAAATTTCGCATTTATATACCGTTCTCTTTGGTCATCATCCATACTACTAAGTAGCGTTCGCCCTGCACCACCTAAATGCCAAGTCAATTTTGCTCTTTCACCTTCTTCAAGTCCCTGCTGTAGTCCCCTTACCCGCAACCCTGCTAACTGTTGTTTCTGCGCTTCCTGCCTCAACTCTGCGGCAGGATCGCCTTGTGTTAATCCTGCCCACTTCAGCACCCTGGCGAGTCCTAGAGCCGTTTGCGCCCCTTCTGGTAATTGACTAACGGGGTCGATGAAGCCTTCCGGCATTTGATTGGAAGAAGTATCGAGACTAGGAAGTCCTAGCCCTAACCCAAGTAAACTATTTGCCATTCGACTCTCCTGCTATTTTATCCCTAATATATTTTTTAGATTCACACCAGATAAACCAAGAGATAATGGAATCAGTCCACCAGCCACGCCACCAAATCTCTCCGTCAGGGAGGGAGCAGCAGTAGTGATTGTACCGGCTGGTTGTCTTAGCCTGCCTAGACCCAACCCCAAGTCACCAGCCATTCCCCCTAGTGCCATTCTATTTTGAAAGGCTTGTTGCCTTAACCCCTCTTGGAACTGTTGGGCAGCTATCTGTTGAGACTTTGCCTGCTCTTGCATCTTCTGTGCTAATCCTGACCTGGCTTGCAATGATCTCTCAGCGAATTGCCCACCTTCTTGTTGAAGCCTAGCTCTGTTTAAAATATCCCCCGATTCTAATCCAAATCTGACTTGCCTTGCTCTTTCTTGCGCTTCGGCTTGTTGTTGTAATAATTTTTCACGTTGTCCGATTAATCCCAATACGGATTGCGCTTCCTGTCCGGCTATACCAGACCTCAGTCGAGATACCTGTCGTAGATATGATTGACCAATAGGCGTATCGGCTATATCCATACCCCTTCGATCAGCTTCACTTTGGGCAGCCATTCGCAAATCCTCTAATGCCTGCTGTGTTGCTGGCTCATATGCTTCTCTTACCATAGTACGAATTCCTGCTGGAACGGTAACGGGTGGTGCGCCAACCGTTAATCCTAATGGCGATATAGTAGGAGCCGCCTGTATTGGAGCCGCACCATACGGTGCTTGACCAAATTGCACCAACCCAGGAAGAGGATTATAACTTGGTTGACTAATACCAAACTGTGCAGCCAACCTCTGTAATTGCGGATCTGATAGTGTGTTTATGTCTATTGCCATCTACCCTTCTCCTAGCTATTGATTAATACGGTGTCGGTTTCCCGCTTCCAGGTGTCCAGCCTGGTGTCCATGTGGCAGGGTTTCGTATAATACTAAGCAATTCTGGCGATACCTGGCCATCATATTCATCTTCTGCAATTTTCCTCGTGTTAACAAGTATTTTTAGTTGCTTATCTTTGGATAACTTGCGGAACGTGTTGAAATCGACATCATCATCACCTGTAAATCTCTGCAAGGCACGCCTACTAGCGGGCGTTAATGTCAAACTGCCATCTTCGTCCCTAGTAATAGACTGCAAGCGTGTCTCAGTAGCCTGCTTCTCTACTGTTTGTCGGGCTATTTTTGCTGTTTCAATATCCTCTGCCTGTTGAAGCATTACTCTTGCTTGGTCGAGTACTCCTCGTCTTTGCAGTTCGGCTTCCACAGGTGCGATACCTGGCAATGCCCTACCGCCTTTTTGTTTCAAGTTCAAAATTCGTGTAATTAACGCATCATTAGAGAATTGACCAATGTCTCGATGGAAAGCATCAGTTCCCTCTTGCGTTTGTGCAGCACTTAAAAGTTTCTTATTTTCTTCATCAGATACGGTAATACCGATAGTTTTAGCCTTATCCTTTCCAATATTGTATGCGCCTTCTCGTCTTTCATACATACCCTTAATAGATTTAGGGTCATCCAATGCAGTATAGGCTGCCATACCCAGTGATAATGGCCCTGTGATAAAACCTAGAGGGCTTGCTGCTGATGCTCCCAACAGCGACATAAGGCCACCGCCAGCTTGAAGCGCAGCTTTTGTGCCTCGGTCGTCAACAAGCCCTGAAGCAAGTCCCAATCCCATACCTGTCAAACCTAAACCTGAAGGCAGATTTACCTGTCCGATACCCGGTATATTAACTGAGCCAAGCGGTTTAGTGAACGAACCCCAAGCACCCGTTGCAGGAGCCACCCCTGCACCACCACCACCACCAGCGTTCCACAAATCGTATTCGTCAGTCGGATACCAAGGAGCCGCACCCGCTCCTGCATCGATTGAGGCAGTCGCTGCAGGAGCCACCCCTGCACCACCAGGGGGTGAACTAGAAGCCACCCCAAAAGTTGGATCATATCCCCCACCTGGTATCTCGTAGGCTTTGGGGTCAACTACAGGCACACCCCCGCCTGGTATCTCAAAAGGTGGCATGCCAGGTACGCCCACACTTGGTACATAATCACCAGTCTCAGGGTCCAATATCATTGGTGGCGTTAATCTTAACTGTCTTTCTAGCAATCGCCGCCTTGCATTCCCTACGATTATATCCAGTTCTGCTCTCCTATCTGAGAGGGTGTCTGGACCTCCAATGTTTTCAACCGTTATTTTAGATTGGCCGATCGGATGCCTCAAAGGAGCCACACCTACACCACCACCTGACACAGTGCTACCACCTAGCGGATCATCACTAATTGAAAAAAGATCACCTGACACAGCATCACCACCACCAAACAGTTTACCTATAAGATCTCGCCCTTGTTTGGTTCCCAATAGCATTGCGGCTGCACCACCAGCGATTGGAGCAGCCAATCCTAGACCACCCCCACCTGGTATCTCGAAGGGAGCACCCTTACCACCCATTGCCGGAACTGCGCCAGGCACAAAGGCTGATGGGCCTAACCCTTGGGTAAGTGAATTATCGTAGTACCCTCCCCCAGGGTCCCCCTCTCTAGGAACCCAATTAGATGGCAGCCCTTGAGTTAAACCAGGGCTACCACCACCACCAGTGCCATAATAATCCCACCCACCCCCTGCGCCTGTACCGCTAAATCTACCACCTAATCCAAAACTATCTGGCAGACTAGATCCGCCGAACATGGTTTTTAGTTTCTCTATTAATCCACCTCTATCTTGCGATGACAGTGGAACATTGTATTGAGTTGCTAAACCAGAACTTAATAGCCTTGCTAAATGATCTACCGAAGGGTCAATAACTTTTGATACCCCCGGGGATTGTGTGCCAAGAGCAAATCGGGCAGCAGCACTCTGTAGGGCTAATTCACCCGGAGATGGTGAAGGAGTGAGTTGCTGTTCGGTTTTAACGCTTCCTGGGTCCGTTGCAGCAGTAGCGATTCTTCCACCACCAATAGCCCCAAGAGCACCTGCCGATAAAAGATTGAGAAATCCATTTGCCATATTATTTTAGATAGGCAATTACTAGCATAGCGGCACATGATAGTACGCCTATCGCCCCCCATATCATATAAGATTTGTTCTCCACGCCCCTTAACCGCTTTTCGATACCGTTAGACCCATACAAGCCATCTAGCAAGCGGTCAAATCGTTGATTAAGTGATTTCAATTCGGTTTCAATGGAACCTAATTTTTCAGAAACATCCATCTCCATTAACCCCCACCATCAGGCCCTTTATAGGGTTCTTCAACTACTATTGCTGACGGCTGTTTAGGCGTACTATTAAGTTTACCCTTGCAGTCAGGACACAGCCCCTCAACTGTTGAATCTAGTTTTTGCTGAAGCACTATATTATTCATCACAATGTCAGCCAGCACTTTCTTAATACGTTCGTCAATAGTCATAAATTACCATCCTACCTTTATTTTGAAACCTCGGCCTTGTTTACGAATTTCCTCAACCTTACTATTTAATTCCCTAGACTCGTTAATAATTGCATCCGCCTGTGTTATCTCTTCAGCACTATATGCAGATGGGTCACGTTTAACATCTTGAGCAAATGCGGATAAACGTAATTGTTTTAGCTGTTCATCCATAGGGCTGGAACTACCTATAAACTTTCTTATTCGCATTGCGGTAACTTTATCAACCTTCTCTGCGCTTGTTACCTTCTCTGTTCCAGCCTTGTCTGGCCCTGTCCACTTGAACTCTTTAGGTTTTAGTTCTGGATCGTATTCAACTTTAGACAAATCTTCTGTTAAACGTAGATAATCAGGATTTTCATTGTGCAAAGGTGAATCGTCTGCTACTTCCGCATCGGCTTCTTCTGGCGTAACTGGAACAGTAAACCCAGGAACACTACGGTGTATTATTCTGCGTGTACTTTTGTTATATCGAATCCACATTAAGTATCCCTCGCTAAGTTATTGATTATTCATCCATATATGTTGCGCTATCGAGTGCGCCAGTGGTGACTGTCACCTTAAAATACCAATCGCCGGGTATTATAAAAAAGCACGGCACTTGGTGAGCCGCAGAATTTGCGGCTACGTCGATAAACGGGTTTAGCAAAGTAGTACCGGGTGGACTACTTGCTCCGGCAGTAACGGAATATTGATTTTCGCCCGTACTAGCACCGGCGATACGGACGTTGATCCTTCTCCACTTACTACCAACTTGATAAACCGTGCCAGCATTGATCGAGTACACCGCCCAAGTACCACTCTCGCCAGCCGTACCAACTGATAAAGTTCCTGTCTCATCTGGTAGTGTCCACGTTCTATCTGCCGATGCAGCGTGGGTAAACGTGCCTTGGAATCCGCTACCAGCAGTAGAGGCAAATCTATATTTTGTTTCTGCTGCTCTACCAGCTACACGCAGTAAAAGGTCCACATAGGTATCTTCTGAACCAGAGCCAATGTCTGTGGCAGCAAAATCAAGACGACCAAGTACGCAGGGATTCTCATCAGCACTTTCAGCATCGAACTGAATACCCGTGCCAATACCAGCAGCAGGGGTTCCACTGGTTACGCTTCGTAGAATAGCAGCAACATCTACTGCATCGGTGCGTGAATCTGTTTCGCTCACGATTAGCTGTGAACCAGTGATTGTAGTAGTACCGTCTGATGCTACCTTGAATCGTTCTGCTGCTGTTGCACCAGCTTCTCGAAGGAATATCTTAAAATCCGAATCCTCTGCACCAGCCCCTTTGTCTGAAAATGAAAATTGTAAACTACCTAGCACAGACGGATTTTCATCTGCGCTCTCGGCATCAAACTGGATTCCAGTACCTATACCCGTATCTGGCGTGCCAGATGTAACCGAGCGTAGAATAGCTGCTATGTCCACGGCATCTGTCCTACTATCAGTTTCGCTTACTATTAATTGCGAACCAGTAATTGTGGTTGTACCGTCAGATGCAATCCTGAATCTCTCGGCAGCAGTAGCACCGCCTTCCCGTAAGAACACTAGAAAATCAGAATCTTCCGCACCGGCCCCCTTATCGGTAAACAGGAATTGCAATGAACCAAGAACTGATGGATTTTCGTTTGCCGATTCTGCATCAAATTGCAATCCAGTTCCAATCCCATCAGCGGGTGTGCCACTCGTAGTGGACCTCAAGATTGCTGCTATATCTACTGTATTGGTACGGCTATCTTCTGGTGCTGCTGCAATAACTGCTTGTGCGCCAAATTCAGCAGCCATTGAACCGCCTGTAGTAATGTTCAGCGTATCGGCCCCACTGAAATATATTCCAGTATTGCTGTCACCGTTTGGATTAATGGAAGGATCACTTACCGAACCGGCATTAATATCGTCTACACGATTATTATCAAGATCAAGAGTGCCAGTTAGAGGTGAAACCAACGACAATCCATTGTTAATAATGTTATTAAATTCTGCGTTAAGATCACTAGCTGTAAGGACTTCCGCAGTCCATGTTTTTACCCGACTTAAAGCCATAATTGTTCCTTACGTTAAATCTGCTGCTACCGATGTGGCAACCACATCGTAGTCTACCCCCATCTCATATATCTCTGCGCTTTGATTTAGCCCACCCTGTGTAATGTCAAGCTGGATAGATCTTGCTTCCCCAAGGGTATTATTGACCACCGTCTGCAATGGATTACCACCTAGAATACCAGTATCTAATTCGCTAGTATCAAGTAGAAACCCTGCTGTTCCCTGATTAAAAGTGTAGCTTTCTGCTGTTTCCTGATCTCGCTGTAAACTGACAGTAATATCCCAATTACCTACGGGACGAGACTTCATGTACATCGAATACAAACCAACTGGCTGATCACCTCTTGGCTGTGGCGGTGGTAATATAATTTGAGGCGTAGTAATCCTAAAGGTATAAGCATCTGAACCATTATTCAGACTATAGTTGGTTCCAGTGTCATGTCTTTCAACAAACCCACCTGTAGTTCCAAAGCATAACTCAGGCACGCTAGTGCTAGGGTTTATTCTTATCGCTGCCGAATGACAGCTGCGACCAGGCCAAGTAAACGCCTTTAATCCTTGTTCTTGACTTAGAATATAAGATAATCCAAAAATCATATCTGGCTCCGAAGATGCAGCACTAGTCGCTGTCCATACTACACAACTCTTTCTTGTGTAGTTCGTACCCCAAACAGCATTTAACTGAGATCGCTTAACCTCATTAGTAAAGAAGCCCCGAAGAAACCTAGTTAAATCAGCTTCTACAAAATCTCCAAACTTCTCCGTTGCACTTAGGCTATGAATACCCCTATCGCTCATAAACCACACATCGTTTCCAACCTCTACAATGGAGTTATGAGACTGCAAGGCTATGCCACCTACCAACTTAGTAACTGCGAAGGCCGCCGTGGTACGCCCTGAGATAACGTGGACGCTACCTATGTTTGGACCTTTAAATATAAATAGACGATCCTTGTGAGATACTACCCCAATAATTCTATCACCATCATCATCTGATATGTCTATTGATCCAGTATCGCTACCTGTGTAATCTTCAGGATCGCCGCCAGCCCCATAGGTTATCCGTGATGGATTAGCATTTACCCCCCAGGTCCAAACACGGTTAAGATGCAATACCGCCCCTCGTCCAGCAGGAGGTGATCCCCCAAGAGTTGCCACGTTACCGCTTCCCGACCATTTAAGTGGCGTATCATTCTTGTCGGTAAAGATTAATAATAAATCGCCAGCCTGACAAAATACTGGAATAGCATCTGCCGTAATAGAAGCTGAACCAGTTATCTCATCAAATGTTCCATCCATGTCTTCCTTGTAGATTTTCTGGTTGCTAGTCATCAATACATACTTTTGAGTATATGTACCCGATGTGCCAGTAATCCAGAAATCACGCATCCCTGTGATATTAGGGGTGCTCGATATGGCAGACGAATTAACTCGAACACTACCACCGACCTTTAGAGCCGAACCGCCTACGCTGTATATCGTATTCTCGGCTCGTTGTAAGTGCGAAACCTCACGCACTTGCGGGGCCAGATCGGTTGCATAACCACCTTGAAAGTTAAAAATTCGTGTTGCTTGTATCTTTTCAGGCACGTCTTATATCTCCACCACAAATCTCACATTCGATACGATACTCGCTTGATGGAATTGGAACATTCAATCGTGTAGGCCATAATATAGATTGGTAGACTTCAGGGAATAGCTCATCCCTTCTACCAAACAGTTGATATGGCACATCGTGGCAGCTACCACATTCCATGTCTGATATAAACTTTAGATGATTATTTTCGTCATGGCATCCTAAAACTTTCAAACTCATTGCCAGTGCTAAAACGCCTCTTTCTGAACGAGTCGGAATTTCCACGACCAAAGTAACTGCGTGGACTAAATCGTGGCCTATCGTGAATTGAACTCGCTACATTATCTGACTGTACACGCTGCATCAGTTCGTTGTATTCTGCCTTGGTTTCCTGCGAGCGTGTATCGTCCTTCCTGTCCCTATACCAATGATATAGAGCATTTAGGACAATTAAATGCCTATAACGTAATGGAATTATAGGCTCATCTGTATCATTTACTAATTGTGCTTGTTCTGTTCCTGACGATGTTACCGCTAAATTGGATGTTATATACTCATAGGGAATAACATAAATATTATCCGGTGGCGGGTGTACTACCACTCTATATCGAGGCGTAGTGTTACTGGAAAAATCAAGCTGAATTATCGTAGCAACCGATGGCCTGCCAATAGTATAATTACCTGGGTATCGCCTACGAAATTCCTGTGGACCAATAAGAGGAATATTGAATTCCTTACTAAAACTGCGTAAGTCTACAGGTCTAAAGAAATCGGATTCTAGGGGATACTCGTCCTCGAAATATGTATAGGAATCGCCCGATAGGTCGGAATCACCCACATATCTATGGGCTAATGTAATACTTGTATCACTACCAACTGCGCTTACAAGGTAGACATCTGTTTCGCCAGCAAATCTAACCTTTCCACCAACACGGGCATTGTTAAATCCCATGCCATCAACGGCTGTGTTCCATGCTGTACTAGAACCAGTTACGGCTGTGCGAGATACTGAAATATCAATCGCTACAGTACCAGTGGTATAGTCATCATGGGTTTCTAGGTAATTACGCCTAATTGCCCACGGAACATAATTCCCTGGTGCAACGTGAATATCGTGAAGCGCAGTATTTAAAAACCTATCAGCCGCATTATTAGTGTCGGTAACGCTGGTAGCTTCACGCAAACGAAATAAAAAATCTCTTCGCAAGTCTGCTAGTGTTGTAACTTGTGTTGCTGCCCCCATTTGTTGTACCTTTCCTAACCACGAATTCCCCTATCAACATAATGTCCACTACTCATTATAGGAGAGCTTGGACGTTTAAGTGAAACCCACGCTTGCGGATTGGTTCCGGCCAACTGGACATACACACCTTTTTTGACTTGCACAGGAAGGTTCTGTCCTGGTGCTAGGTCGTTTGCTACAACATTCCTGACATAAACAACTGGTTCTCTGCTAAACGATATTCCTGTAGATGAATAAACATCGGTATCTAAAATTGTCATTACCGTATCAGTGCCGGTTCCCGTCAGGCTAACACTATCAATCGTGCAAGGACCAATGAAAGCGTTAATGTCACCAGTAACCCAAAATGTATCTACTCCAAATCTTTCCCGTGGATAAACCCTTGCATCATCAGCAATAATCCCACCTAGAAGCATTGTTCCAGTATTTCCAGAAGCAGTTCCACTGACTGCCCCAAAGCGAGCTACCGTAATCGCCCCTTGGTCTAGGGATGCTATTTGTGATCCTACTTGCGCCCCATCAACATAGAAGTCAATCGTGCCATCGTTACTTCCACCATCATCAATTTTTATACTTAACTCGATTTGATGCCATATCCCATTTGACCTGTTAAATGCAATAGAGTTAGTTGAAGTAGTTTCGCCAGCAAAGAATTTGTAGTCATCGCCATCTCTTTCTATTCCAAAAACAACCTCATCAGTGGATGAAGCCCGTAAGGCTAGTACGATAACTTTATTTGTATCACTTAACGTAAAGTTTTCTGCTACTAGAATGGGGAACCAAATATGTAAGCTTGCATCAGCACCAATATCAAGCCCATCATCTTCTTGTATATCAGATGTAGCAGTACCATTTAGCTGAATTCTACAAGCGTGTGAACCCTGCCAAGGGGAAAGCCCGCTACCAGCTAAAGTCTTATAGTCGGGAAAGTCCAACAAGGAACTACCCGAATCGTTTGCACTATTAAAATTACCTCTAGTACCATCATCAAAGTTTTCGTAAAATGTCCAAGGAAAAGCCATTTATAAACCCCCTATACCAAATTAGCGGCGCAAGAGCATATCCTGATAGCAAGCACCACTTATCAGAACATCACCAACCTTTGCCGTTGGCACTATTCCTCTAACCGTATCTAGCGTGCTATTGCTCACGATATGCCTTTCACACTCACTTTCTACTGTCTCGATTGGCATCGTCATATTGGCGGCGCAACCGTTTAAGCTGAATATGCAAAATACGCAAATTAGTAATGTCACCTTCACGGTGAGCCTTGAGTGCAAGTTGTTCAATACGTTTGATTTCACGGTCTAGCTTTGCGCTTTTAGTATTATATTTAGCAATGGCATCCCATATTCGAGTAAATAATGTCGCAACCGGACCAAGCCATCCAAGCATCTAGCAATGTCCTTCTACCTAATCCTTGCTCGCTTTCTCTAATTTATGGCCTAACCCAACTACCCCAAACGCAGCCGCTATAGCATACAATGGGCCAACGATACTCCCATAGCCTAGAAATTCCAGCAACGCTACTACCATTGCTATTCCTGCTGAAGTCCAAGTTTTCCATCCCTTCATAGCCTACCCCCTTATGTATCTTGTTGTTTCTGCGCTTCTCTTTTAGCCTTTAGTGCGTCTTGTGCCTTCTTGATATTAACCAGTCTTTTTTCTCTTGCCTCTGGTGACGAAACTCTTTTAGGCTGCGTTGCAGTTGCCCTGTCTACTTGATTCTTGAGGTCATTAATCTCTGCCATTAATTTAGCTACTACATCCTCTTCAGCCTCTACTCTTTCGGCTTGCTTTAATGGCGTATCTACTTTAGTTTCCCCAAAGGTACGTTGCCAATTTTCTGCTGGCACATTGCTAAAGGCAAAATGACCAGGAATCTGTGCGTCTGCCATAAATGTTGTTTCACCTGGACGCATAATTGATGGCCTTAATACTTCAATGTTAGCTAGATCCCTAGCATCAGAATCAGGATTCTGTACTCGCTTTATATTCTTCCACTCAAGTACATAATCTTTATTCGCAGCTTCCCAATTTCGATTCCAATCTACTGCCCCTGGTGGATTACGCCGCATGACTTCCCTTGGAGGCATCTTGTTCGTTATTTTTTCTTCCAAATGCTTTCTACGGGTTTCCAGAGCATCCTTAGTTTCCCCCGATAAATCAGTCGGCGGGGAATAATCCTTTAACTGTCTTTGTAGCATATGGGAACGCCTGGCGAGGGTTCTTCGCCCCTCGTCAGACATTCCACTTTGTACCCATTCAGGTGCGCTTAATCGCCTTTCAATACGACCTAACTCTTCTTCAGCAGACTGCTTCTCGTTTGTTCGTAAATAACGAAAGGCAGGCGTTACTGTTCCGTTCTCTTTGTCAAATCTATTTCTAGTTGCTTTGACTTTGTTTAGTATTACTTCTGCTTCGGTACTACTCATATACTTCCTTTCTAGTTAGTCAGACATTATGAATCTATTGCTGGCAGTACATAGCCTGATGCGGCAATAGCACCGCTACCAAGATTATCAAATTGATATACACCAACAAGGGTAGCTAGGGCTTCACCGGCAGTATCCAGATGACCACTACGGTTGTGTGCTACAACACCTTCATTGTCAGAGGTATCACTAGTAATCAATACAGCCCCCGAAGTGTTTTTACATACATTATAATTCCATGTAACAAAGCATCGTCTTAAATCTTTACCCGTTGCAACCAGAATTACTCTTCCTGCCGTAGCCCCTGGGGTAAGAACAGCGTTGCCAGATACAATAAGGTCATCTAAGTCAGCATTTATCTCAATAAATTCTACGCAAGCGGCATCAGGTGAGGTCCATCGACAGTCAATAACCTTCAGTCCGTCAGAATCATTGTTGGTTGTGCTAGTTGCCTTAATAGGGGTCAGCCAGTTTTCATTAGTAGTATTGTCGGCAAACTCGATCTCTTCTAAGACTGTGCCTTTGGCAGTAAGATCCAAGCAAGCAACGATATCAGCATGACCAGCCGCAAAAACCAAGTTTTTGATTCTAACGTCAGCCGCAGAAATAACTGCCGTAACTGCTGTACCACCATCCATCAAGAAACGAGGACGTTGGTTGTATACGCCAAGCCCGATAATCGTGACACCAGCAACATCAAAGGTAATACCGCTTGCACCTGTAATGGTTTCTGCATGGTTAGGCATTACAATAATATGATCGCCCTGATTAGCGGTAGTTCTACCAATAGCAGCATCAAGAGTTGCCATTGGCTTTGTAGGAGAAGTTCCAGGGTTGCTATCGTTAGCAAAAGTTCCAGCACTATTTACGAAGTATGTATCCCCTGTCGTAAAAACTGGTCCAGAACCTAGAACTGGTACGCCAAAACTTGTTATACCATTCGGAAAATTTGTTAAACCCATTGCTATTTCCTCATACTAGGAACATCGGTTAATACCGTTGCTACTGAGATTTGCACTCAGTCTTACCCATAATTATTCATCAAAGTAAATATATGATTCACTTTAACTACGTTAAATATCACCAGCAGGATGTATCCTGACTTTTGAAAACCCAACCTTGTTCATATTACTACCAGACTTAGGCGAAAGACTAGGCCATGAGACTGTCTTAACGGGTACGTCTGATACTGTCTGCGACCCTGTGCCTGGGCTTGGGCGTGACCCTGACGGCCCAACAGACCTCTCTTTAGTTTTAGATTGATAACGACTTGCCATCATTACCCCCTTTAGTATTTAGAAGATTTCTTCTTTTTACCTTTCTTAACTTGTTTAACTTTCTTTGTACTTTTCTTTTTAGGCATAACACCTCTCCTTTAAATAATTATTACCACACCTTCCACCACGGGTCTTTTTTGTCCTCTTGTTTAGATGGTTTTTTAGAACGGAAATAAGATCGTTGTCCTGGAATTATTCCCTGATCTAATAGTTCTTGCCTTTCCTCTCTTGTCAAAGGACGATCTCGCTCACGCTCCCCTTCTTTGTCCTTAGAAGCGGATTCAACCTTATCCTCAGTTTGAGGATAATCTTTAGCGGGTGAATGGTGCTTAACTGTACGTCCTAAGAATGTTTCTTTTTTCACGCTAAGTGCCTTGCATTCCCAACTTATGCTGCTCTAGTCTTTCCCGATATTTCCTGTCCTGTTCTATTTTTTCACGCAATAGTCTTTCTCGCTCTATTTCCAGCCTTTTTCGTTCTAACAATCTTTGTTCTTCGGGTGTTAAATTATCTGGACGGTGTTTCCATATAGGATAATTCCTAGATGTACTGCGAGGATAATCCCTGGCTGGTGAATGGTGTTTAACAGGACGACCTAAAAATGATTCTTTTTTCATATTCTTCGCCTTCACTCAAGTATTCTTGTCTCAGATAAAGCATCGGGCGGGGGAACAGTGTACTTACCCCCACCCAATGAACACTTCCATGAATCAGCTTACCTGTGCGCCAAGTACCCAACGCCAATCAACGTAAGCATTACCCCAACGAGCATACACACGCCATTTGCCGTTAAAGGTGTCGAAGTCCTCAACAAATGAGAACTCGCCCTTATTCCTATCCATCCACACCAATCCACGACCACTCTTCATCATGTTGGCATCACATAGAAACCAATCATTGCTATCAGAGAGGTATACCCACTCTTCTACGTTATACTGTCCATAATGCACGTTTGCGTTGTTATTGGCAGTATCCACCTTGCCCTGTGAACCTACGATCTCATACGCAGTTTCGTAAAGATCAGGTGGAACCAGTAGCATGGATGGCATTACGCCAATTACTTCTGCTCTATCGCCACGGAACCCAACCATCTGGATTCTAGCTGAAGCTAACGCTACAGCAGACAATCCGGTTGTTACCAGGTTATCAAAACCAGTAGCAGTAGATGAGCTAGAGGTTGTCGTGTGCGAGTTAGAACAAAGTGCAACGCCTTCACTATGGCTGTAGAAGAAACTATCCTGGCTGAAAGCATTGGTAAACGGACGAACCGCATGGGATTGTCTCAAGCGAAAAAGTGCCTGTGACAAAGCCTTTGGCTTCTGATCTATGACATTAAAAAGGTCATCATCAAATAGCCTTCTCTCAATCTGGATACCAGCCGCAAACTCAAGCGGCGTAATAGCCACATCGTATCCTTGAAATACATCATCATAGTTCAGATTACCCGTGAACTGTGGAATATCCCCCAAGGTTCCAACGGAACTAAAACGCTCGGTTTGTAGTCTACCAGGCATCACGTTGTAGAAAGTGCCGACTCGATCTGGAACTTGCGTATACTCATCATCAAATATACGCTTGAATCTCGGATCAAGTACGTCAGCAAAATTTTCTGATTTAAGTGCCATTATCTAATCTCCTATTTTCATAATTTCTATAAATTATGTACAACCCTCATAGGCAGTTATACTTGCCCTTATTTATTATGTAGTAGCAAATGCGTGAGCATGGTCTGTCAAGACAAACTCAACTTCACTATTATTGCTATCACGCAGTATCAAGTTATAAACCGCACATAGACCACCAGTACCAGAAGCGATTGACGCATCAGCCTGATAGAAAGCAGCAGATGCTTGCACATTACCGTTTCCATCAGTAGTGTCCGTTCCATCCCCAGGGATCATCGTCCAAGGACACATCAAGAATTGGTCATTAACGGCAATTCCGTATTCCAAATCAACAGGGATAGTTACCGTTGCACTGGCTGAATGTGCGCTGATAATACGCCACTCTGATAGTCCAGCGATATTTCCATGTCTCTGTCTACGCCAAACGGTTCCACCGATCATCGAATTAGACTGTGCATCGGTTGAAGTAATCACATCAGGCGTACTTGTATCAGCAGCCGTATTGGTCATAACCGTAAGCGCAGTTCCCTC